GGCATAAAATTCATCAGAATCTGCTGCTATAGTTTGTACATTACCGGGTGCAAGCCAGTTAAACCATGTTTGTAGTTTAATTTCTTTACCTTCTGTATAAGATCTAAAGAAATAAATATATCTTGTACTCTGTCCTGAGAACGTAATAAACTGATTCTGGGGACTAGCTATCATAGTATCTATTGTAGCTGGAACCCACTCATTTACAACTCTACCAATGTCAACTACTTGTGGGTTTTCATTTTCTCCACGTGTGACCATACCAAAGACTCTAGTGTAACTAGGTGTCTTACTAATAAAGTTGATTGTAGTACCAGTATCAACAGGATCAATAACTGTATCCATTTCATAGTTAGCTATAGCACGTATAACTGTTTTAGTCGGTGTTAGTATACCATCAGCAGCTCCCATAAGAAACTGTTGGTTAGCACTAAATAGTACTAGACCCTGAGTAGACGGTAGTACACTATGAAGTGCAACTGGTTTAATCGTACTAGCACTTAAATCAATAGGGTCTGCATCAGTAACTGTCTGTGCAGATGTATGATACATATTAAAAAAGTCACCTGATTGACTCATAGATACAGAGTCATCAGCTAGAAAACCTAATCTATTGTTATGAAAAAATGACTGTTGTATCTTACGACCTACAAAAGATGGATGAGAGTTGGTTTCATCATCACCTACAGCTCGAGCAACCCATGTTACACGTTGAAATGTAAAATTATTAACACTATTGTTAACTAACTCGTGAGTCATAGTTGCCGCATCTAACCCTGTAGACATGCCGTGACCTAAAGCTTCTGTATAGTAGCCGGGTCCAGATGTGCTGTTAGTTGCAACAAATTTTAAAAAGTAACTAGACGTTAACGCACCAGCATTTATAATTTTAACTATGTGGTTATGTACTGACTCTGTAGGTAGATCTCCTAGTGTAGGTACTGAGTCTTGAAACACCTCTAGCTGTGTACCATATATACCACCTGTACCTGTTAAGGTAAATGATGCACCACGTGTTATGTGTAGACTGTCTTTAAGTTTAGTTACTGTTAAAGATGGAGACGTTATACTTAAACCCTCTATTCTACTTTTAAGTTCAGTTAAAACATCATCGTAAGTAGCATCATTAGGAGAAGTGTACTCAGATATAGCTTGACCAGCTACACTTACATTATACTTAGTAGCAGAAGATACACCTGTTAATTTGATTGTACCTTGCCTGTTAGCATTAAATGTAGGGTCAGCTGTCTTGTTAGCTGTTACAGTTTTGTTTGTTATAAATGATTTATCTTGTACAGTCATGACATCATAATCTGTACGTCCTCCTGTAAGGTATGCCTGTGCCCCTGTACCGTACGTAACAGTACATGCGGCAAAGGTAGCAGCATTCCATATTGCAATCGCTCCTGTAGAGCCTCCTGATGCTGGTGTAATGCAACCTATATATTTTTCTGTATCGGTTCTAGATATAAAGAACCACTTTGAGTTGTCGTATGTAGTGCCTGTACCTAGATTTCCTATGTGTTGAAACCCCGGTCTTTTAGTAAGACCGAAGGTTGGATCAGGATAGCCGTTAATACACTCCTCGACTTGACCGGGAAGTTTTTTATCATCTGACTGTCTAGATACTCCACCGAGATAGTTGTCAACTCGTTGAGTTACTGCTGGCATTATCGTTGTAAAGCGTGAAATGGTTGATAGCTTTGGTAGAAGTTCTGAGAGTCTTGTGGATGACCAAACATAGTAAACTGTCCTTGATTTGTCTCATACTCCATAGCCATAGCTCTGGATTGTGCTTCTTGTTGTTGTAGACGTGTGTATTGATCGTCGTCGCCTACTATTCTACTAGATGTTTGGGTAGCTGCTCTAGCTGTTATGTAATTTCTTATTGGTTCTGGTAAATCTATGTAGTCAAAATACCATACTACGTCACATTCAATAGGACTGTAAGTCCATTCGTATGTATGATTCTGTCTGTCATATAATTTACCACTTCTACGTATCGCATGGTAGGGTGAGTTCTGTGCGTTTTCTGTAAGTTTAATTTGTATTACATTATTTGGTATCAGTATTTCGTTGTTGTTATCTTTGTTAAATTCATAGTGATACTCTTTGTTAAAGGTCCAGCCCTCTGATTGTACCTCTCGTGACACCTGTAACAGTGTATCATAAGCAATCGCAACTTCCGGGTTGGTTTGATCGAGTGTAGTTACAGGAGCCTGACCACATGATGTGAGTATCTGGTTTATAGCTGGTAGCTCTTGTGTAGCATTTGTGGTTGGAAAAGGCATAATAAAAAAGGGGAGCCGAAGCTCCCGTATAAAAAATAAAAATTAAGCGTTAGCTGGGTATGTTGTACCGAATGCAGCATTACCTGTAGATCCGACAGCAGCACCAGCGATTAACTCAACGCAAGCGGCAGGGTTTAAAAAGTCTGCTCCCATTGCGAGTCTACCTAGGATTACATCACCTTGGTACACAACACTAACGTCGCCAGAAGTAATCTGAACCTGTGGTCCGATTGACTCTACAACACCGGCTCCTTCCTTTTGGAAGATAAGTCCGCAGCTGTTAGCGAAGTCAGATGAGTTACCGTAGTTGTTGTTGATACCAGTTACAGAAGCTCTACCGTCTTCAGCTGTTTCACCAACGAATGATCCTACGTTTCCGGGGCTTGTTACACCGGGGTTAGTTGCAGATGCAGAGCCATACTTAGTACCATATGAACCAAAGAATGGAATGTTCATTGACTTGTAGATCTTGATGCCTGCAATTTCAATGATACCGTTACCAGACTGTAAGGCTGTACCTTGTGTGTCTCTGTTGATAAGACCGTTAGAACCTACACCTTGTATAAGTTCGTAGTACTGTCTTGGGTTTAACACAGCAACACGTCCGTCTTGACTTACTCCTTTCTCGTCTAGAGCAGCAGCAGCATCATAGAAGGCTGCTATTAGGTTAGCTGGTACGTATGCGTCAGATGCTTGTGCAGTTGCACCAACTCTGATTTGTGTTCCGCCGGGCTCTACAAAGCCTGACTTAGTGATTGGAGAAGCTTGTCTAGCACCTTTAGCGATAGCTCTAAAGATTAGTCTATCGTATTTTTGTGCAAGAGCATAACCGATCTTCTTAGAGATCTCTCCTCTCAATTCATAGTGTGCTAGTGTCTCGTCTAGCTCATATACAAAGGCCGAGCTTATTAATAGGTCGTCAATTGTAATAGTTTTTTCAGCTACTGGAGGTGCACCATCTGTGTTACCTAGTATGCTGTTGCCGGGTACGTGGTACTCAGCTTTTGTGTGTCCAGTGTAGACGAACTGAAGTGACTTACCGTTTGTAAGTGTTCTCTTCATTACAAGGTCTCTAGCGATTGCGTTGTGCTGGAAGCCTTTGAACATCTCTCCACTGAACAGCTTTAAATAAAGGGCACGGGCGTCGCCTGTGCTATTCGATTGACCGGGGCGTGTAAGAGCCGTAGTCAATGTACTGTTCTGTTGAGCCATTGATATGGATTAGTTAAGATTGATATTGCTTAGTACTAATTTTTCTCGAGATTTTTTTGTGGTCTATCCCACCGTCTAGACGGCATGAGGTATCCGGCGTACCGGGCAAATGCCAATGGCAGGGGAGTCCGACTCTGAGGTGCTCCCCGGCTGTTTAGTAAGAAGGAGTCTCTAGTTGAGCATCTTCTTTCTTTTCTTCAGTTTTGTTTTCTGGTTCTGGAGCAGGGTATGTCTCAGGTGTTAACCTTGTGACTGCTGCTCTCATAACCGAGCTTTGATGTGCCATTACTTAACAATTTTAGTATATGTAACACCACGGTAAACGTAAGTTACTGTCATAGCTTCCTCCGATACCTAGCCCCCGTTCCATGACTAGATTACATGCGACCTAATTAGGTTGAACGGACGTCGGAGTTATGCTATTTGTGGTGCAGTTAGTGCTACGTTTGTAGACTCAGCTGATGCTAAGTCAAGTGGGAAGTTGTGAGCATTACGCTCGTGCATTACTTCAAAGCCTAAGTTAGCTCTGTTTAATACATCAGCCCATGTAGGAATGATCTTGCCGTTAACGTCAACGACGGACTGATTAAAGTTAAAGCCGTTAAGGTTGAAAGCCATGGTGCAAACTCCCATCGAGGTGAGCCATATGCCAACCACGGGCCAAGTAGCCAAAAAGAAATGTAAGCTACGAGAATTATTAAAAGAGGCATATTGAAAAATGAGGCGACCAAAGTAGCCATGTGCAGCTACGATGTTATAAGTTTCCTCGTCCTGACCAAACTTGTAGCCATAGTTCTGTGAGATATCTTCCGTGGTCTCCCGAAGGATTGAGGAAGTAACAAGGCTTCCGTGCATAGCAGCAAACAAAGCACCGCCAAACACACCCGCAACTCCGAGCATATGAAAGGGGTGCATAAGGATGTTGTGTTCTGCTTGGAAGACAAACATGAAGTTAAATGTTCCACTGATTCCTAAAGGCATACCATCAGAGAATGAACCCTGACCGAATGGGTAGACAAGAAAGACTGCAAGAGCTGCGGATAGTGGTGCAGTATATGCAACAAAGATCCATGGTCTCATGCCAAGTCTGTATGATAGCTCCCATTGTCTGCCTGCATAAGCTGCTACACCTATGAGGAAATGAAAGACAACGAGTTGATATGGTCCGCCATTGTATAACCATTCGTCCATGGTTCCGGCTTCCCAAATTGGATAAAAATGTAGTCCGATTGCGTTAGAGGAGGGGACGACTGCTCCTGATATAATATTGTTTCCGTATAATAACGAGCCGGAAACTGGCTCACGTATGCCGTCTATGTCTACAGGCGGTGCTGCGATGAAGGCTAGTATAAAACAAGTTGTTGCTGTTAATAAGCAGGGTATCATAAGCACACCAAACCAACCAACATAAATGCGGTTGTCTGTGCTTGTAACCCACTGACAAAATCTTTCCCAGTTGCTAAGGCTGTTATCTCTTGTTACCGAGATAGCTGCCATTAGAATACTCCGGGTATGATTTGACCTGTTGTTGCGTAGGCTCCTACAGCTGCTACGAATCCGAGCATTGCTGCCCAGCCATTAAATCTTTCTGCTTCTTTTGACATTAGTTTTTGTTTTGGTAATAATTGTATTGGGGGTTCGTTTGGGTAGATGTTATTCTTACCGTATTCGGTGGTAATCATTTCTTTTTCTTTGGAAAGCCTGCTTTCATATTCTTGTAAGCTTTCGGTGTAATTGTACTATTCTTTTTTGATCTGCTAGTACCAGCTTTTTTACGAGCATTGATATTAGCATACAAGCCTCTCTTTGACATTAGCGTTTTTTACCTTTGTGTTTGCAGCCACACTTGCTGCCTTTTTTGTGTGCCATGTTAGCATTTCCATCTTCGCATAGCAAGTGCCTTACGTGTAGGCTTGCCATTCTTTTTCATCGGACCCTTCATGCCTCTAAAGCGAGCACAGAACGAGCGTTTGCGTGGACCTCCTCCGGGCTGTGGAGCCTTGAGGTTGGAGCCGGTAGCCCGATTGTATTTTTTTCTACCGGCTGCGTC